TTATTTGCTCGATGAATGACTGCGCCAGGTATCAAGCCAGGCGCAGATAAACAAAAAGCACAATGCCCCAAGCGCGCACCAGAACACGGCGCTCAACACCCACGCCATCTCCTGCCAGAACGTCCGGTGGGTCACGAAGAACAGCCGCATCGTCACCATGCAGACCGGCGCCGCCAGTATCGCGCCGAGCAAAGGACGCAGCACCCGCCGTCCGGGAGAGAGACAGCTCGCCGCCGCCCCTGGCAGCAAAAAGAAGAGCAGGCCCAGCTCCGGGTTGCCGCTGGCGCGAAATGCCCCTTTCATATGTAACAACAACGATAAGCACACCACAATGAACAGAACGAAGCCACAGATAATGCCGGCCCAACTACGCTCAGATTTCACCGTATCCTCCTGATGTTGCCTCTAACTCACGTCCACGTCGCCCAGTCAGATAAAGCATTTCGGCAATCCATGCCAATAACTCCCCTACCAGCCTAAAAACGATTGTCACTAGCCGCCGCATCCTGGAAGGATTAAACTAGCGGTATATTTTTGCTGGTTATAACAGGGTGCCAGAATAGGTTCGCGACAACGCGAACGCCTGAGCAACCTTAGACCAAATAACCATTTCCTTCAACAACTTACTAGTAAATGAGAAGTTGGCTTTCGTGAATATAAACGTCGCAGATTTGTTAAACGGGAATTACATCCTGTTATTATTCGTTGTACTTGCATTAGGACTATGCCTGGGAAAACTGCGTCTCGGCTCAGTACAACTTGGTAATTCCATTGGCGTTTTAGTCGTTTCTCTATTATTAGGCCAGCAGCATTTCGCGATTAACACCGATGCCCTTAATCTCGGCTTTATGCTGTTTATTTTTTGCGTTGGCGTAGAAGCCGGGCCCAACTTTTTTTCTATTTTTTTCCGCGACGGGAAAAACTACCTGATGCTGGCGCTGGTGATGGTCGGCAGCGCGATGCTGATCGCCATGATGCTGGGTAAAGTGTTCGGCTGGGATATCGGGCTCACCGCCGGTATGCTGGCAGGCGCCATGACCTCCACCCCGGTGCTGGTGGGCGCGGGCGACACCCTGCGCCATTTCGGCCTGCCCAGCGATCAGCTGGCGCAGTCGCTTGACCATCTGAGCCTCGGCTATGCCCTGACCTATCTGGTTGGTCTGGTGAGCCTGATCGTCGGCGCCCGCTATATGCCCAAGCTGCAGCATCAGGATCTGCAGACCAGCGCCCAGCAAATCGCCCGCGAGCGCGGCCTCGATACCGATTCCAAACGTAAAGTCTACCTGCCGGTGATCCGCGCCTACCGCGTCGGCCCGGAGCTGGTGGCCTGGGCGGATGGCAAAAATCTGCGCGAACTGGGTATTTACCGCCAGACCGGCTGCTATATTGAACGCATTCGTCGCAACGGTATTCTGGCCAACCCGGACGGCGACGCGGTGCTGCAGATGGGTGACGATATTGCGCTGGTGGGCTACCCGGACGCCCACGCCCGCCTCGACCCGAGCTTCCGCAACGGTAAAGAGGTGTTCGACCGCGATCTGCTCGACATGCGCATCGTCACTGAAGAGATTGTGGTCAAAAACCACAACGCCGTCGGCCGCCGCCTGGCGCAGCTCAAGCTTACCGACCACGGCTGCTTCTTAAACCGGGTTATTCGCAGCCAGATCGAGATGCCTATCGACGATAACGTCGTACTGAACAAAGGCGACGTGCTGCAGGTCAGCGGCGACGCCCGCCGCGTAAAAACCGTGGCCGACCGCATCGGCTTTATCTCCATTCACAGCCAGGTGACCGATCTGCTGGCCTTCTGCGCCTTCTTTATCGTTGGCCTGATGATCGGCATGATCACCTTCCAGTTCAGCTCCTTCAGCTTCGGCATCGGCAACGCCGCCGGCCTGCTGTTCGCCGGCATCATGCTTGGCTTCCTGCGCGCCAACCACCCAACCTTCGGCTATATCCCGCAGGGGGCGCTGAACATGGTGAAAGAGTTTGGTCTGATGGTGTTTATGGCCGGGGTCGGTCTCAGCGCCGGGGCCGGGATCAATAACGGGCTGGGCGCCGTCGGCGGCCAGATGCTGGCGGCAGGGCTTATCGTCAGCCTGGTGCCGGTGGTGATCTGCTTCCTGTTCGGCGCCTACGTGCTGCGCATGAACCGGGCGATGCTGTTCGGCGCCATGATGGGAGCCCGCACCTGCGCCCCGGCGATGGAGATCATCAGCGATACCGCGCGCAGCAATATTCCAGCGCTCGGCTACGCAGGGACCTACGCCATCGCCAACGTGCTGCTTACCCTTGCCGGGACGCTCATCGTGATCATCTGGCCAGGGCTACAATAATTTTTTGAGAAAAAAGCCGTCACAGGCAGAACTTTTTCTCAGGGCATCAGTCATAAGTAATGCCACTGCTTTTCTTTGATGTCCCCATTTTGTGGAGCCCATCAACCCCGCCACTTCGGTTCAAGGTTGATGGGTTTTTTGTTGCCTGAAATTTATACCGTTTAAAATCATGATGTTAGAAGCACTGTTTTTTAACGATGGCGACAAAATGGCGGCACCGTCAAAGAGAGAGCGCCACCTGTCCTGATTTCATTGGATGCGGCTGAACCGGATTTGACTCTTTTGGCGTTGCAATCGAACGAACAAAAGTTTCATGGGTAACAAAAGTATGGCTGCAGTTAATGTTCTGGCACTGGTTGTAACGCTCTTTGGTCAATGAAGATACCTGAAAGCTGCTGCGAGTATGGGCGGCACTTCCACACAGTGGGCAAATCATCATTTTTCGAGTTCTCCCCATTTTTGCTAAATTCACAATAATGATACCGCATTATTCCATTTTGAAAACTTAAAAGTTCTCCATTGCGAAGAATCATTCCATTTCGAAATCATCAATCTTCACTTCAAGCTCCAGACTGGTCGTAAAACCGTTATCCGGGCTGACAGTATGCGTCAGGGTGGTAATAGTCCATTCCGCATCATCTATCGGCTGTTTAAAGCCACTGACTTTCACTGGCATTTCCGTGTAGAGATCTGCCCGCCCTTCCGCCAGTTGTAACGAGAATGACGCAACGCCGCGTTGCAGGCGTTCCCACTGCATTTTCGCCGCTCGTTCGGCGTTGCTCCGGTTGTCATAAGTGCGATTAAGTACCAGCACGTTTTCATCCGTACCCACCAGGTAATCGCCCTGCTTCGCTTCCGGCTCTTTCTTCTGCTTCTTAGTTCTGCGCTTACGCTTCACCGTGGTGCTTTCTTTCTTCGCAGGTTCACGGGTATGCAACCAGCTGGCAATTACGCCCGTGTAGGCTCCGCGATCTGCCAGGGTAAAGCGGTGACTGTCGCCGTCCTTGCGTGTGATAGTGATCACTGGCAGTGGTTTACCAGTGGCGCTTTTGCCCTGCCCCTGCCGGATGAATAACAGATTGCCATTTTTCACCGACGCGATGGCACCGTACTGTCGCGCCAGTCGCATCAGAAAACTGCCGTCACTCTCATTAGTCTGGTCTATATGCTCCACGGGCTTATCCGACAGCTCTTTACCCAGTGCCATCTTCAGCTTGTGCCGCGCGGCTATTTCCTTCACCACTTCCCCGATGGTGGTGTTATGCCACGATTTTTCACGGCGGGTATTCAGGGTTTCCCGAAAATCAGCACTTCGCGCCCGGATAGTCAGGCGGTCCGGTGCGCCAGTGTGTTCAATCTCGTCCACCGTGAATGCCCCTTTCGGGAAAAGCGGCTGCCCCTTCCAGCCCAGCGCCAGCGTAATGACCGCACCACGGCGCGGCAGCACGATTTTTCCATCGGCGTCGTCCAGCTCCAGATCAAGCTGGTCCGCTTCAAATCCCCGGTTATCCGTCAGCGTCAGCCCCATCAGGCGGTTGTCCAGCACAGTGGTGATATCCCTGCCTTCAATACTGATGCTGAATGCCGGAGTTTTGTTGCCTTTGTTAAGCAGTTCAGAGCTGAAATTCACGACAGCAGCCCTCCCACCGTTTTACTGATATCGCTTAAGGCAGATGTTTCCGTTCCCTGCAGATTATTCAGTTGCGCACTGAGATCACCGAACATATCGGACAGGGATTCATCCACGCGTTTTAGCGACAGGGTGAACTCAATCCTGCGCGGCATACCGTCGCGGAAAAACTCCGTTTTAGTCTGATTCAGTCCCTCAATCACATACATGCCGTAAATCGTGCCGCTGCCTTCAATCAGGGGCCATGCTTTCCCCTGTTCTGCCATCTGCTCCAGTGCCAGCAACGACAGCCTGCCGCCTGTTATTTCCGGAATAAGAACGCCAGAAAGCGTCAGCATGTCGTTATCCGGTCCCAGAAACTGCGTTGACGGGCGTCGGTTAACCCGGCTGTTAGCCGCATGTCGCCAGCTGCGCTGATACTGCAGCTCCTGATACGGCACGGTGCGCAGCATAAACACGTATAATCCCAGCACCATCATCATGCGTCGTATCCCCCCTGATCGCTGTAGTTACTCCTGGCTTTTGCCTTCAGCCTGCGTTCACGTTCATCAAGCTGGCGGGCCACCTCCCGCGCAATATCCTGCGCACTTTGTCCTGGCTGCGTCTGAATGATGATCTGCGTCGGTGCCTCAATCCGTTGAACGGGCGGCACAGTGGCTGCACGACTCAACATCGCTTCGCCGCCTTTCGCGGGAAGTGCCAACGGATGCAACGGTGGAAGCTCTGCAGGCGCGGCAGCAACACCCATCATTCCGGCAACAACGGCAGCCAGTGCAGCTGTATTTCTCCGGCTGGTCACATTTGCCGGGCCGTTAACAATTTCCGGCCCGTTTTCACCGACGATGCCAAACTGCCCGCGCGGGATATAGCCGCCGCTGTCATACATCCCCGCAAAGCCATATCCCCATGACGGAAAACCACCCGATGGCATCATCACTTTACCGTCTGCATTCACCGTCGCAGGTTGCTGACGCGTCACTCTTTCCGGCAGTTTCGCCTTTGCAGCCTCTTTACTGACAATGCCGAGTTTCTCCAGCAACCAGGAAACGCCAGATTTCAGGGACTCCAGCGGATGCATGACCATATTCAGCCCTTCCGCCAGTGCCTCCCCGAATCTCCGCCCCATTGCCGCAGCACTCTGCAGTTCGGCAGAGGTCGACTTAACGGGCGTCAGCAGATCAGTAAACCAGCCCCACAGCGCCTGCACTTTGTCGCCAATCCACTGGAACACAGGCTTAAGCGGTTCGAACGCTGCACTGATGGGACCTGCCGCCGCTTTGAATCCTTCCACCACGCCACCGAGAAATGCGGTGATGGGTTGCCAGTATTTCCAGACAACCAGTGCCACACCCGCCAGTGCAGTAACCACAAGACCTATCGGACTGAGCAGAGCACCTAACAGACCAGATACGGCATACAGGGCAACGCGCAACATCGCCAGTGGACCAGATGCCAGTACTCGCAGCACTGTGCCTGTGGCAGCCAGCCCGCCGCGTAGTGCTGCCAGTGGATTCATAAACATCACAGCAACCGCACGTAAACCGGATAATCCAGACCGCAACAGTGCAACCGGCGCACCTGCTACAGTTTTCAGGACATTTCCCGTCAGTGATGCCGTGCGGTGCAAAGACGACAACGGCGCAGTAAGTAAACCCGCTGCGTTGCCCGATGAAGCAAGCCCGCGTCGCAGCAGTGCCAGTGGAGCGCCAGCCAGCCAGGACAACGCGCTGCTGGTTCGAGTTACTGCTGCCGTAACGGAAGGTAACGTTTTGATTCCCAGCACAGAGAATCCCAGACGGATCACTGCCAGCGGCCCCAGCACTGCAGCCAGCGCCACCGCTAAGGTGCCGAGGCCTACGGTAACCGCAGCCACAACAGCCGCTACTTTCATCAGTGTGCCTGTCAGTTCCGGGTTAGCTTCCACCCAGCGGCGCAACGCCCCCGTAATGCTTTTCACCGTGTACAGAATATCCATCAGCGGCTGGCGCAGCGTTTCGCCCAGGCTGCTGAAGGTGTTCTGCGCTCCGGTTTTAACCAGCAACCACTGAGCAGAAAGTGAGTCCTTGTTGATGTCGGATTCTTTCTGCATGGAACCGAGCGCATCATTGCCCGCTGTCAGTTTTAGCTGGCGCTGCAGTTCCGGCAGGTTGTTTGCCAGTTTCGCCGCGTCATCACCAAACTCTTTACCAAACAACATGGTCATGGCAGACAGACGCTTGTCCTGCGGCAGTGCGTTCACCTTCTCCAGCACACGCTGGATAGTTCCCATCGCATCCTTCGTCATCTGCTTTTCAATCACTTCAGGATTGAGTTTCAGCAGATTCATCCCTTCAAAGAAACTCTTGCTTTGCATGGTGGCAATGGACAATTCACGCACCATCGCGTTTGCTGCACTGGCTGCAACCTCCGGCGCAGCGCCCAGTGTCAGAAAGGTGGAACCCAGTGCCGCCGCTTTACGATAATCCAGACGGTCAGCCACACCGCCCAGACGTTGCATGACATCAATGATGTCCGCCCCTTTCGACATGGCGTTATCATCCAGATAGTTCAGCGCATCGCCGAGCTGTTCAATATTGCGGGTAGGTATTTTGTAGAGCTGGGCGATTTTCCCCAGACTTTCTGACAGTTCATCCGCTGGCAGCTCAAAGGCTGTTGCCGCCTTTGCCGCCGTACTGGCGAAGTCCAGCAGGTCACGTTTCTGGTCTTCCCAGCTGTCGTCAGGGTTTGCGACGTTCATACGCGCACCACCTTCAACCAGTGCAGCGAAGTCCACCGCACCGTTTTCCATCGGCAACTGTTCGCTGGCAGCCTTGATGGCATCCTGCATTTCATAAAAACGTGCAGTGCGGTTGCCATTATCGTCACGCAGACCATTGACCTGCTTTGCCACACCTTTCATGGCATCTTCCATGCTGGTATAGCTTTTTACTGCCGCCATCACTGGTGTCCCCATTGCCAGCCCTGCAGCCGTGGTGGTGGCTCCGGCTCCTGCAATACGATCACGCACCTCCAGCGAACGGGCATAACTGGCACGCGCCGCATTCATCCTGCGCTGAGCTTCCCCCAGTCGCTTCAGCCGCGCCTCCTGTTTCGACAATTCCTGGTTATAACGCGATGTTTCACGGGCTAAACGGGCAGTTGCTCCCGCATCATCTTTCGCAGAAATTCCCGCCCGATACAGTTCTGCACGCACAAGCGCCGTTTGCTTCTGCAAATATTTTTGTTGTTCTTCCAGGCGTTGGACTGCCAGCGTTTGCCGACCTAAAGCCACAAGGTGCCGTTGTGATGGTTGTTCCATCGCTTCCAGCTCAGAACTAAGCAAATTTGCCTTCTGTCTGGCATAGTTCAGCCTGTCGCCTAACCTTTTGTTATCGGCCTGCAGCTTGCGAAATTTTTCCAGGCTGTTACCCGCCTGATTGAGTTGCTTTAATGCGTCACGGGAGTTTCTGATTGCGCCAGCCAGCTCTTTCGAACTGGCCTGTGCAGCACGGAATGGGCGGGTGAGTTTGTCAACCGCATTAAGAATGACCTGCAGGCGCAGGTTATTATCACTCATCGTTGGCCCCGCTTCTCTGAATCGCTTTATACCGCCATTCCAGCACTTCTGTCAGCGGCATAACGTCAGTAACGGATGGCGGCCAGTGAAAAATGGTGGCGATATCTGCCACCAGATCGTCAACCGTCAGGCTGTCGGTAAACCGGCAAGCACCGACTTCTTCAACAAAAAAGTGACAACCTCAACCGACATGGCAGTGAGATCTGCCGGGTCCATCTCTGCAATTTCCTGTGCGGTCAGTGCCGGGCTGGAGATGCGGGGGATCACGGTCATCATCGCGTTCACATCCATATCCATAATGGCCTGCAGGCGCGTACCGCGCAGCGCACCGGACTGCGGTTTACGCAGCACAATTTCGGTGATTTCAGTTTTACCACGCTTGATGGGGGTATCCAGTTGAATGGTCTTTTCAGTCTGCTTATCGCTCATTTTGCTGTCCTGTAAATTGGGTCCTGGCGCGGCATTCCGCGCCGTTCAGATACATCAGAGGCCGAGGGCGTTGCGGTGCGCTTCCATCAGGTCCACACCGTCCACAATTTCCACCATGTTGATAAGGTCCACTTCATAAAGCACCTCACCATTGATGGTCAGCTTCGCGTAGCTGTTGGTACTGGTCACTTTGGTGGTGTTGCTTTCGCCCGTCTTCCACTCGCCGGAATCCACTTCTTTGTGACGCCCACGCACGACAAGCTCCACGGCCTGCACTTCCCCGGTATCGTCACGCTGGATAGAGCCGGTAAAGCGCAGTTGGATGCCATCCACCGTGGATTTGCCCATCTGCTTAAACAGCAGCAGTTCAGTACCACCAATGGAAAATTCTGTGTCCAGAGCACTGTCATCAAGCCCCAGATCCACATCCACCGCCCCCGGCATTCCGCCGCCGCGATACTTCTCATATTTGCGGGTGAATTTCGGCAGCGTCAGCGACTCAACGATCCCCTGCCAGTTGTTCCCGTCGTTAAACAGGTTCAGGTGTTTTAATTTGCGTGGTAAAGCCATGTTATCCCCTTACGCGCTGACCTGGCTGGAGAAATTCACCAGGTACTGATCGGTGATGCGCTGACGCAGCATCAGGTTTTCAAGTGGCGGCACTGGCGTGTAGTCGTAGTCGATGGTGAGCTTCCCGGCTTTCAGAGTATCTTTGTCGTTCACCGACTCATCCAGCCAGCAATCACCACCAATGAGATAGCCCTGACTGACCAGGCTGCGCATTTTGGCGCGGATACCTTCGATAATGTCGCGGGCCAACGACGGGTTCAGCGGTTTGTCCACCGCCCACATATGCGCTTCTGCCATTGTGTCCATAAGTACCTGCGCCGTGCGGGTGTAGTTTTCGAAGGCAAAGAGCGGGTCATCACTCAGGCAGCGGGAACCCCAGAAGCGGAAACCGTCTTTGCGGATAAGGGTGGTAACGTCGTTCTGGTTCAGCAGTCCCGCATCTGTTGCCGTGTCCTGCAGATCCCAGAACACATCAGCAGAAATTCCGGTGACACCGTTAACGCCCACGTTGGACAGGCTTTTGTGCCATCCGGTCTGCTCGTCAATTTTAGCGCGCAGACCAAGCGCACGGGCGGTGGCATAAGCCGTTGCTTCGGCATTCAGCACCGTGTCCCAGCCAGTAAAGTCGGGCCAGATCAGCATTCCTTCACGCTGACTGAAGTTTTCACGGTAAGTGATCGCCTCCTGCACTGTCTTGCAGCCATACGCTGACAGGTAAGCAAACCCACGCAGGCTTTGCGCCACGCTCAGCAACTCAGTCGCAACGGCTTTGTTATCGTGGCCTGGCACGCCGAGAATGCGCGGTTTAACGCCGAGCTGTGACTGGGCAGATAACAGAGCTTTCATGCCTGTTTTTTTACCTTCATCAGTCACTGCGCCGATGATATTAGTTGTGGTTTCTTCTTCCGTTTCACCCTGCGGCACACGCACAACAACGGTCACGGGTTTTGCCTGATCAGCAATTGCATCCAGCGAACGAGCCAGTGTGCCGGACTCGCCCGCCTTACCGCTGGCGGTCAGCACATCGGTCAGCAGGACCGGCTTATTGAGCGGAAACATGGACGCATCAGCATCATCGCCGGTGCAGACCATGCCCACGATAGCGGTGCTCACCGTGGTAATGGATCGGGTGCCATCGTTGACTTCAACAACGCGCACCCCGTGGTGGTAATCCTGGGCCATAAGGCAGTCTCTCCAATTTACAGGGGGTGTGCCTATGTTCTGGTTAATAAGCGCGCGCCGCACGCGCCGGGCTATGTGTGGGGAATGACACAATGGAAAGGACAGAAAAATCCCCGCAGGTGCGGGGACGGGATTAATCTTTGGGCGGCTCAGGCCAGTTAATATCAGGTGCCAGCGATGTATCCACCCGCATCAGCAATACGCGGTATTTTCGCCAGGCATCATAGCGGCTCTTTTCTTCGTCTGTTGCCATATCCAGTTCAACAGCATCCTGCAGCGGAGATATCGCGGTACCTGCTTCGGATAACAACGTAGATCTCCGTAGCTCAGCATCAGCTATTAGATCTGCCGACTTTCGCGTTACGGCTGCATCTGTCATAACCCAGGTATTGCCAGCTGCATCCCATGAATGGTATTTATCAGGGCACGGTTGAGAAATGTTGTATTTATCGGCAACCAGATAAACCACCCGGTCACTATTTATTGCATTAAAAAAACGGGCATATTGCTCATTATCTATCGCCTGAACATCTGAGGGTAAATCGTCGACTATTGCGTTTTCCTCATAATTATCATCGTAGAATGATTGGGTGCTAACTGAAAATCTCATTTAATGCCCTCATTTAATAGCCAATTGCAAGATATGAGCCATTCATCGATGCGTTTGGGGTACGGCATTGAAAACCAAAAATCCCATAAGTTTTTGTCTTGCCCAGACTCCATGCCATCTCTTGCTGCCCGACACCACTAACATCAGATGAACCGCCTGTTATCACCTGGAAAACCGCATTGGGGAAAGCAACTGGCCAGGTGACGGTGATATTTGAGGTTTCATATACCCCGTCAGAGCCGGAGCTACCTGTAGCTCCAGTAAATCCTCCCCATTGAATGTATAAGACCCGCCGTGCTCCACTGATAATCATCGGAATGGTGATGTATCCTGAAGCAGATGCAGCGCCACCGCTAACCCCAGCAGCAGACAATTCCCCTAAACCAAGGTATGCGAGAAGACCAGTCACATCCTTTCCACTCAAATTAGTCAGCGTATTGTCCAACGGTTGTTTACCTGCCAGCGCATTAAGCATTGTCGTGGCAAAGTTCGGGTCATTCCCCAGCGCCGCCGCCAGTTCGTTCAGTGTATCCAGTTCCGCAGGTGCAGAACCCACCATTGCCGCAATCGCCGATTTCACAAAAGCCGTAGTGGCAATCTGTGTATTGTTGACCGACTGCGCCGCCGTGGGGGCTGTTGGCGTTCCGGTGAGTGCCGGACTCGACAGCGGCGCTTTCAGTGCCAGCGCATTGTTAATGGTGGTACTGAATTTCGGATCATTGTTAATGGCTACGGCTATTTCTTTCAGCGTGTCCAGCGTGGCTGGCGCACCATTAATAAGAGCCGTCAGTGCCTCCTGAACAAACGCGGTGGTCGCAACCTGCGTGGTGTTATTCCCCGCCGCTGGCGTTGGCGCTTTGGGTGTCCCGGTAAACGTAGGACTTTCTTTCTGTGCATACTGTGAATGCGGGTCCGGTGCGGCAAGATGTTTTGCCATCTGATCATCCGCGTACACCTTCAGCTCCAGTACCTTATCATCCACATACTTGCGGGTTGCCAGCACTACGGCAGGATCGATTTTCAGGGTGATATTGTCCGTGCTGCTGGTAATCAACACCATACGCACGGTCTGGGTACGCCCGCTGCCTTCAGCCAGTTGCGGCTTATAGCTTTCCGGGCAGTTGCCCACGGCAATCAATGCCCCGGACTCATCAAACAGGCCCACTTCACGTATCCACCAACCGCCCTCGTTTTCAGGGATCACCTGCTCAGCAATAATCTGGCTGCTGTTCTGCGGGTCGATATAGAGCATATTCAGCGCAGCCCGGCGTTTCTCATTTACCAGTGCTGTCTGCTTTGCGTCCGGCGTTGGTAATGTTCCGCCGCCATCGCCGACCGCCATATGGGTAATTTTTAAAGGCACACCGAGCGCGGCGACGCTGGCAAGTTTCGCCGCGCCAATATCCGTCAGCAGGGTATAAAATTTTGTGCTCATGGATTCACTCTCATTGTGTCAATAACATGGACCGCCCCGCCTTCATGCGCGGTGCCGCCAGAAATAATTGTTTCGTTGATATACGGATAGATCGTGATTTCTTCGCCAAGATAGCTGGCGGCCCCCACCCAATACGGACCGCTGGTCTGCAGATTGATGGACATGCCGATCATGTGACGGCTACATGGTTTGGCATCGCTTATCAGCCGCTCAAGTTCCAGATAGGTATCTTCAGTGATGCCCTGGTCCTGCACGCCGATATCCAGGCGAAACGTGCCCGGTGTTTCTCCGGTCTGCCACCACTCAATAATGCGGATCAGGAATCCGAACGGTTCCACCACCCGCCGCACGGCACTGGTAGTTCCTTTATGCTGATGAATATAAAAAGCATCCTTCACTACCTGGCGTTTGACGCTTTCTGTCCAGCCCTCGTCCCAGCGATCCACAGAGAACGCCCAGGCGAGATAAGGCAGGAAGCTGACCGGACAGGTAGCCGGATTCCACAAGTCACGCAGCGGCACCTGCAGATCAGAAATCCCGCTACAGGTTTGCGCCAGTCGGCGCTCCAGTGAAGTTGAACCCGGTGGCAGCAGACTATTCATCCGTTCCTCCGTTGGTTACGCTCCACTGCGTACATGATGCCGCCTGTGTTTTGTTCAGGACCACATCCGCCAGCGGAGAAGCCAGTTCCACACGTTGAACACCTTCAACATGCAGAGCAGCAAAGATGGCGCTACGGCGAATATCCCGACCAAGCCTCGTCTGGCTGGCAATGTACTTCTGCAGACTGGCTTTTGCCGCTGCCATTACCGGCTCTGCTTCCGGTCCCGGATAGAGAAAAATGGTGGCTTCCACGCGATACGGGATGATTTCTGCGCTGCGAACCGTAAGACGGTCAGCCACCGGGCGGACGTTCTCACTGTTCAGAGCTTTTTCAACCACGTCCAGCAGGTCTTTTTCTGCAGTTCCATCGCCTTCGCGGCTAAGGACAGTCAGCACCACCTCTGCAGGTGCCGGGCTGGTTGCACTGGCATCCGCCACCCGACCGTCGGCGCTTCGGGCATGAAATTCATAAGCTGCAGTTGGCCCCGCAACAGAAAGCCCTTCAAAGGCTGCAGGCACACGCAGGCGTAACGCTTCATCGCTTTCCATCACAGCTGCAACGGGCGGCACAGCATCATTATCAGCAGGCGTCACCGTCAGGCGTTTCACGTTGTAATTGGCAGCGAGCTGGTCCAGATCGCTCCCTATGGCATAAGCCACCATCACCGCCTGCGCGGCTTCGTTAATGCGCTGGCGCAGAAGCAACTCACGATAAGCGTTCTCCTGCAACAACTTGGTGACGGGTTCAGATTCCAGTTCCAGGGTACGCATCACAGCCTCCTGTTCATCTTTCGGATGAAGCGCCACAAATTCGGCCTTGCGTTCGGCAAGCAGCGTCTCAAAGTCCGGCACATCCACAATCTGCGGCGCAGGCAACTGCGAAAGGTCAATCACTGCCATTCTCTGCTCCTGTTGATACGGAAAGGGAAACAGGCACACCGTTATTACGCCGCCCGGTCAGCTCCACCACCATTGAACCGTCAAAAATGCTGTTAATGGTGATGGAATCCAGCGTCAGCCGTGGCTCCCAGCGACTCAGCGCCACATACACTGCCGACATGACCTGCAGGCGTAATGCCGGATTTTGTGGCTGGTCTATCAGTGCCGACAGCAGAGAACCATATTCCCGACGGGCAATACGGCTACCCTGCGGTGTCAGCAGAATGTCCCGCACCGACTGGCGCAGATGGTCAATATCAGTAATGGCTTTGCCGCTGGTATTGTTCATCCCGCTATAAAGCGTCATACCGGACCTCCGGTTGTGTCGCCGCCTTTCAGGACGCCAGTATGCTGATGCGCATCAACCACAATCCCGTTAGAACTCATCGCTCCGCCGCCCTGGGTAACGCCACCATTGATCACCACTTCGCTGTTAATGCGCGTGCGGTCAGCCTCCAGTACAAACTCACTGGTTTTCATGGTGATGTTGTCGACAGCCTCAATGACCATGGATTTGATGCCCCTGACATACCAGCGCCCGGTGGCGGGTTCGTATTCAAACCAACCACCGTCAGGATGTTCTGTCACGCAGGCGTCCGCCGACTTCGACGGTGGTGCGAACTGATTCGAATAGACTGCCGGCAGCGCAAAGGCAGTCTCCAGATTGCCGCCCAGACTCAACAGCACCACCTGCTCACCTTCCGATGGTTTCCACCATGTGCGGGCATTACCCGCGCGCAGCGTCAGCCAGTTAATCCAGTTGGTTTCAAGGTCGCCCGTTTTCACCCGACAAAGCCAGTTTTCCCTGTCCACTTCGGTGACTACCCCTGTGCGGATCAGGTTGGTGATGAGGCGCATGATTTCGGTTAGTTGTGCGTTCATAGGGAAAGGTTGCCATCAGGGGAAGAAAGGCGGCAGTGCTGCAACTTGTATCAGTGCTGATACAAAGATCACCCCGCCAGCCATTGCAGAATCATGTCGCGGGTCATTGCCTCAACATCATCATTTACACCCAGCAGGCGGCGCTCTGCGTAACGGACCTCCGGTCCTTTGCGACTGACGCGATCACGCAGGCCGTAATGGTGAACACGGGCAATACGCTGCACCTTGCCTTCAAACTGTACGCTGGCAGAGTCGGCGCTGGCGGCAGTTTTCAGGTATTTTGTGGTGCGCAGCTTTGCAAACATCTGACGTTTGATGCGCCCCTTCTTGCTGCGTGCTGTTACCCTGCGCGGTTCATAACTGCTGCCATCAGGATTGCGCTGCATCCTGATATTCTGCTGCTGTGTCCGGCGCAGTTCCTGCGCCAGCTGGCGCATCATGCGGCTTCTCGTGGCTGGTTCCAGATTCGCCAGCAAGGCACTCAGCCAGTCGTCCACCTTCTGCAGTTCAGCCACGTTTCACCGTCCACATTTCTTCAGGTTCATCGGGTTCTGCTACAGCTTCAACGCTCGACACACTGCCGTCAGTGCTGACCAGCACACGTTCCGTCAGTTGCAGGTTAAGGCTGATATCACAGACATCGTTGCGCAAAATATCCACATCAAAGGTGAATAGCTTTTCCCGTAACGCCGGGTTATTGATGGCATCGGGCTGGTTATCCCGAAGCCACAGTAAAACCGGGGCCATCAGCAGATTCTGGTCGCCACTGAAATCCTCTATCACCACGTTCAGGGTATAGCGGTACTCCCATGACATGGAGCTGGCCCCCGTGGCAACCAGCGAACCGTTATCCACAAACAGATGCAGTTTGTCCGGGTTATTGCGGACATAAGGCACCGCTTTATTGAGGGCGTGGCGCAGGGATTGTGGTTTGTTCACTGTTTCGCTCCTGACACGCAATAATCATGTCCACTTTGTCTGCACAGACCGCCCAGGCGGCCTCCGTTTCATCCAGCAACGCGTTCAGATCACCGTTAGTGCGCGGCGCTGCCTGCTCCAGCCGACACGGTGTCACTCGCGGACAACCACTGACGATAAGCTGCACCTCCGGTGAGTGCCGAACGTTCCCGCAGCCGGATAATGTCAGCAGGCAAAGGAGTATCAGCCCAGCGGCGTAAATCCTCGTTCTCACGTTTCAGTTCCTCGATCCGGTGTTGTCGTTGTCTCAGCAGCGCGCTGGTCTGTTCTGCTTCGGCATAGAGCCGCGCCTGCTCCCGGTTATTGGTTTCAGTCAGAATGGACAGGCTAATAAGCTGGCTGTTGCTCTTTGCCAGTGCCTGGCTTTTGCTCTGCAGCTCGCCTGCCTGCGTGCTAATGGTCTGGCTGGCATCAGCCAGCCGCCACGTCTGCCAGCCCAGCGCCGCCAGTAATAACGCCAGCACAACCAGCAGCAACCGGTTCATGCTGCTACCTGTTGCGCCATCTGATTACGGGTGATCCAGAAGGCAATAACGGTCAGCAGATAAAAGACCAGGGTAATAGCCCACCCCGTCCAGGCGAGACTTACGCCAATCAGCAATCGCATCACCCAACTGATAAATACGTTTTCTTTTCGGGTAATTGTCTTCAGCAAAGATGCCCTTAACTCCTGCCAGAGCGGGCCATTCTTAATTAACGCAGCCAGTGCTACCGGAATTACCGCCCATGTCAGCAAACAGGCTACCCAAACGCCGGACGCTGCCAGTACCGGAAAAATCCCCTGCGGATACACCATTGCTGCGATTAACAGCGCCATCCATAACATCAGAAACAATCCGCTGATTAATTTCTTTTTCATTTCAGTTTGCTCCCTGTAAACACCAGGCCATCTCCCGCGCACGGCGGTTATCCAGCCCCTGATTAAACACACCTTTTACATACACCCAGCGCGGCAACTGTCGGCACGCATCCGCCCAGCGCCGCTGGTTGAGCAATTTCACCAACGTGGAACTGCAGGCATTGCCCGTTCCCACGTTGAAGGCAAACGACACCACCGCGTCATACACCTTCTGCGGCGGCTGTTGCTTCACACACCTTTCCAGCACCCGCTCCACACGTAGCACGTTGGAGATCAGCCCTTCTGCTGCCTGTCGTTCCGTAATGGTTTTGCCGGGAATGACGCCCGACGTATTACCAATGCCGTCGGTCCAGACACCCGCGCTGCACTGATACGGCTGCAGACGACAGCCTTCGTAATCGGCAATCAGTTTCAGTCCCTCCACGGAGGTGTGAAGCTGCTGAAAACCCGGCAGCGTGGCAGCAATAGCCAGCACGGTCCCGACAAGGCAGCGTTTAACGATTGATGGATTCATAATCCTCCCGCGAGATCTGCCCGTCGCGCAGAAGCTGGTAGGCTTTGTGTTTGTAGTACCAGTTGATGGCCAGCATCAGCACACCAATCATCAGGCCCCCCAGCGTTGAGGCATCCTTGATGGACAAATCGCCCAGCCAGGCCAGCACGACGGCGATGCAATACGTGATAAAGGCGCTGATTCGCTCAAGCGTCATAATTCAGTCCCATAGCTGGACGGTCTGCACGGTGGTGGTGGTCGGAATGTCCGGCAGCTCCACCTGCAGCCCGTGAGGTAAAAAGGGGCCGTGTTCGGCAAGCCCCGGATTTGCCTTCAGTACCTGCTCCGTGACACCCTGTGTACGCCCGTAATGACGCCAGCAAAGCGCGTCCACCGTGTCATACTGATGCGCACGTATTTTCATCAGATAAGCTCCACTGTGCAGTGCGGCGCATCCTGCACCCGGCTGACGGCCCAGCGGGCGTCACGCCACAAATCACCGCTGGCTTCTGCCAGTTCTTCGCCTCGCTTCACACCGGATGCCGTGGCGTCATAGTCCTGGTATCGTTCGTTGAGCATGGCGCGTGCCCAGCAGTAAACCGCGTTGAAATAGTGCTGAATGCGCTCACTTTTCCCGTCCAGCTGTTCTGCCGGAACCTCTGCCAGCGAGGCATACCCCAGCATCTGCTGGCGTCTGCGAAACTCATACAGCTCTGCGTTGACCTCCGAAATTGCCGACAGCGCAACCTGCTTTAAACGCGGCTGCGTCACCGTGCCGTCAGTGCGCATCACGCTGCGAAACTCCGACAGGTCCACATCAGGCCAGAACGGCGTATTTCTGATGATTTCCGCCTGTTCCGGTGCCTGTTCTGGCGCAACAAACTTCATGCTGCTTTCTCCTGAAATAGAGGGCGGTGGACGGGGTTTTGATGTGGCGGTGCCTTTCGCCACCCCGTGCCGCCCGTGCGCGGGGGCACGTTCTGTCAGCGGCTGTCATTGCGCAGTCTGCGCTCCAGCTGCTGTTTGTCTTTTTTCACGCCACAGCGGGGATCGAGCTGTAACGCATGGTTGAGATGATTAAGGGCGGAAGCCGGATTGCTTTCACTCAGGACAGCGCCAATCGCTTTATGCAGACGCGCCCGTGACTGGTCCGGCATATCCAGACCGTCTGTCAGCTCAAGCGTCTGCAGCAACAGATCGGCATCAAAGCCGGTGGCGGCAAGCATTGCGCTCTGGGCTGCATCTGCCATTTCCTCTGCCAGCACGGTCTGCACGTTGCGGTTACCCAGCGGCATCACCCAGCCATGACGCAGGGCATGACGCCCGATCTCCAGCGCCCCGGCATAATCTCCGGCATCAATGCGCCACAGCATCACGTACATCAGCACGTCATCCTGTTGAGCGCCTCCGGCAGCCAGGACGCCCTCCGCCCAGGCGGCATATTTCGGCAGCAGCTCCACCTTTATTTCCGCTTTTTTCACCGTGGACTGAACGCCCTTGAGACGGCGGCGGTCTTCCGCCAGTTGCAGCAGCATCAGGTCATAGCCCGACGCGTGGCGAACACTGCCGCCTTCACGGGCGGCCTGTTCAGCCTGAACGCGCAGGCGATGCTGCCGTGCGGGACTCAGGCTCATAGGTTACGCTCCGGCTTCTGCTGCGGCGGCGCTGAAATCGCCAATCTGGATGTTTTCCACCAGTGCGGCGCAGCGGTAGTCCTCAACCACATAGGCTTCGTTAACAGATTCAAAGTTTTCAATCCGGTCACGTTTCGGGTTGTCGATAACTGAACGGCGGCGGGTGTCTTCCTGCCAGTAGATGGACAGGTTATCCAGACGGGTGATCAGCAGCGCATTCGGCGGGAAGAACGGCGCACGCACGGCCTGCAGACCGCCCATGCGTTTCTGACTGATAATCATATCGGCTGCCAGTTTTTCACTGTTTTCCTGCTCTTTGTTGACCAGCGGGAAATACTTGTCAGACAGCAGTTCACGACCGCAAATCACCACCAGATCGTCATCGTCCTGGTAGACCACGTCGATAAGCTCATTAACGGCATCCATCACCACGGCGTCCAGGTTGGCATATTCGCCACCTTTACCGACTTTCACCGCACCCGGTGTGGTTTCACCGCCCGTGGTGGTGCTGCCCATGACGTGATCCGGTGCATCCTCACGGATTTTCTGCAGCCAGCCTTTGTTCACATCCTGCAGCAGCGGGTTTTCGCTACGGTTGGAGGTTTTCGCACGCTTCACGCCGTTAAAGCCGATCATGATGCGGTCCAGTGCCTGACGTTTCACGATGGCGTTACGGATACGCACCTGGAAATCCTGAAACTTCGCCCACAGGTCCAGCTTCGCGTAGGTCAGCACCGTGTCAAAGTTGGTCTGTTCGCATTTGTATTCCACATCGACCATCAGCGTCGGATCGACAGGTTCACGCTCTTTCGCGGTGGTGTCAGTGGTTCCGGCAATGGTGCTGCCAACACCCAGCCCCAGCAGCTGACCGGACTGCTCAGTCACTGGCGTGACGTTAATCAGCGTCAGGAAAGCGGCGGACTGCTGGATCTGGTCTTCCAGCGTCTGCTGTACAGACGGCTCCACGGTGAACTTGCTGGACAGTTCTTCAACTGCCACACCGTTCAGACGCGCCAGCTGCTGCAGGTAAGCGTTAAAAGCAAAGCGGGTATTCTTCTTCATCGGGTTTTATGCTCCATCAGCAATTGGTCAGAGTGTCAGCGGGGGCGTTACCGCCTGTTGCACGCTGGCGGTAGTCCTGGCGGCAGTCCTCATGGCTCAGCTTGTCCACCAGTTCGTTAAAGGCGGCCTGTTGTGCCTGCAGGGCTGTCTCCAGCTCAGACAGGCGTTCTTCCTGCTCAGACAGGGATTTTTCGGTGCGTGCGCTCAGGTTTTGCTGCTCAGTGGCGACCAGCTCCACGGCCTTATGCACATCAGAGAACCGGGCATCGTCGGACTGCTCTTTTTTGGTGAACAGCGCCGTGACGCGGGCAAACAGGGACGGCTTGTCCTCCTGGATTTCTTCCAGTTCGATCACCGTTTCCTCTGCGGCGGTAAAGAGATTGGCGGGATTCTGCTTGCGGTTTGCCAGCGGGTTATGGGCTGCACTGGCGCTGAATGTCAGCATTTCCGTACCCAGACTGGCTGGATCATCAGTGGCAGCCAGGCCAACCAGGTAGGCTTTGCCCGTATCAGCGAACTTCGGGCTGACTTCCATAGAAGTGAATAATTTCTGGCCTTTTTTCACCAGCTCCACCAGGGACTCCGTTGGCTCAACGTCGGCATACAGCGCCATCTTGCCTGCCAGCGGACCTTCCGTGATTTCTTCAGCAAACAGCGCCGTTACCTTGCCGTAGCGGTTAAAGGTGCTGTCCGGCAGATAAGACTTGATGTGCTCAAGGTTAATCAGCGCGGTATACACTGCCGGGTTGTAGCTGGCTGCCATCTGTTCCAGCCATTCACGCTGGATTTCGCGTCCGTCGGTGGTGGCACCTTCCACCCCGATGCGAAAACGCTTTGCTTTCACTGTCATGAGCCGTGCTCCGTTAGAAAAAACTTACTGGAGCCTTATGGTTGCGGTGATGAGGGCAGTGAAACAATGCGCGGTATTTGTACCGACAACCACACAAACCGCAGGCGGGGAAAGCCTTCATTCAAGGCTGTAGGTTTGTGCCATGAACACCACACTGACATCCGCAGATCTCGATCCCCGTCGGCAGGCCATGCTGCTGTACTTTCAGGGATATCGCGTAGCCCGCATTGCTGAAATGCTGGGCGAGAAAGTTGCAACCGTTCACAGCTGGAAGAAACGCGACAAGTGGGGTGACTATGGGCCGCTGGATCAGATGCAGCTCACCACCGCCGCACGCTACTGCCAGCTCATCATGAAGGAGCACAAAGAAGGGAAAGATTTCAAAGAGATTGACCTGCTGGCGCGCCAGTCGGAGCGCCACGCGCGGATCGGCAAGTTTAACAATGGCGGCAACGAAGCCGACTTAAACCCTAACGTCGCCAACCGCAACAAAGGCCCGCGTCGTCAGCCGGAAAAGAACGTTTTCACCGATGAACAGATTGCGAAGCTGGAAGAAATCTTCCATTCCTCCATGTTCAACTACCAGCGCCACTGGTGGGAAGCCGGAAAAACCAACCGCATCCGCAACCTGCTGAAGTCACGCCAGATCGGCGCGACCTTTTACTTTGCCCGTGAAGCCCTGATTGACGCCCTGCTTACCGGACGTAACCAGATTTTCCTTTCCGCCAGTAAGGCACAGGCCCACGTCTTTAAACAGTACATCATCGACTTCGCCAAAGAAGTGGAAGTGGAGCTGAAAGGCGATCCGATGGTGCTTCCCAACGGGGCTACGCTTTACTTCCTCGGCACCAATGCCCGCACGGCCCAGAGTTACCACGGCAACCTGTATCTGGATGAATATTTCTGGATACCGAAATTCCAGGAGCTGCGCAAAGTGGCTTCCGGTATGGCTATTCACAAAAAATGGCGACAAACCTATTTTTCCACACCATCCAGCCTGACACACAGTGCTTATCCGTTCTGGTCCGGTGCGCTGTTCAACCGTGGGCGCAACAAAGCCGATAAGGTGGACATCGACCTGTCCCACAGCAATCTGGCCCCCGGCCTGCTGTGCGCAGACGGGCAATACCGCCAGATAGTCACCGTGGAAGATGCTGTGCGCGGCGGATGTAACCTGTTCGATCTCGACCAGTTGCGCATGGAGTACAGCCCGGACGAATACCAGAACCTGCTGATGTGCGAGTTTGTGGACGATCTCGCGTCCGTGTTTCCGCTCAGCGAGCTGCAGGCGTGCATGGTGGACAGCTGGGAAGTCTGGACCGACTTTCATGCACTGGCCCTGCGCCCGTTTGGCTGGCGCGAAGTGTGGATCGGTTATGACCCGGCAAAAGGTACGCAAAACGGCGACAGCGCCGGGTGCGTGGTGGTGGCACCGCCAGCCGTGCCGGGCGGTAAGTTTCGCATTCTTGAGCGTCACCAGTGGCGCGGGATGGACTTCCGCGCCCAGGCTGACGCCATCAAAAAACTGACTGAACAGTACAACGTGACATACATCGGTATCGACTCAACCGGCGTCGGTCACGGGGTTTACGAGAACGTGAAAGCGTTTTTTCCTGCCGTCCGGGAGTTTGTCTACAACCCCAACGTTAAAAACGCTCTGGTACTCAAGGCCTACGACATTATCAGCCACCGCCGTCTGGAGTTTGACGCCGGGCACACCGACATTGCGCAGTCATTCATGGCAATCCGTCGCGCCACCACCGCCAGTGGCAACCGCCCGACGTATGAAGCCAGCCGCAGCGAAGAAACCAGCCACGCCGATCTGGCGTGGGCAACAATGCACGCACTGTTTAACGAACCACTGCAGGGCGAGTCCGCCAATACCAGTAATATTGTGGAGATTTTTTGATGGGAAAGAGTAAGAAGAACCGCGCTGCGTCGCAGAACCAGACCCAGCATAAAAGCCAGACTTCAGCCGAAGCATTCAGCTTCGGCGATCCCATTCCAGTACTGGATCGCCGCGAACTACTGGACTATGTGGAATGCGTACAGACAGATCGCTGGTATGAGCCGCCAGTGAGTTTTGACGGACTGGCGCGAACCTTCCGCGCCGCCGTGCATCACAGCTCACCGATTGCAGTAAAGTGCAATATTCTGACCAGCACCTATATCCCTCACCCGCTGCTCAGCCAGCAGGCTTTTTCACGTTTTGTGCAGGACTATCTGGTATTTGGTAACGCCTACCTGGAGAAACGCACTAACCGCTTCGGTGAAGTTATCGCCCTTGAGCCTGCTCTGGCAAAATACACCCGACGCGGGTTAGACCTGGATACCTACTGGTTTGTGCAATACGGTATGACAACCCAGCCGTATCAGTTCACGAAAGGCAGCATTTTTCATCTGATGGAACCGGACATCAACCAGGAGATCTACGGCCTGCCAGGTTATCTTTCTGCCATTCCGTCAGCCCTGCTCAACGAGTCCGCCACGCTGTTCCGCCGTAAGTATTACATCAATGGCAGCCATGCAGGCTTCATCATGTACATGACCGATGCCGCGCAGAACCAGGAAGATGTGAACAACCTCCGCAACGCAATGAAAAGCGCCAAAGGTCCAGGCAACTTCCGCAACCTGTTTATGTACTCGCCTAACGGCAAAAAGGACGGCCTTCAGATCATCCCTTTGTCAGAAGTTGCGGCGAAGGATGAGTTTCTGAATATCAAGAACGTGAGCCGTGATGACATGATGGCTGCGCACCGCGTGCCGCCGCAAATGATGGGGATTATGCCTAATAATGTTGGAGGGTTTGGGGATGTAGAGAAAGCCAGTTGCGTTTTTGTTCGTAACGAATTAATGCCGCTACAGAAACGGCTACAGGAACTAAATAGATGGTTGAAAGATGAAATTATCCGTTTTGCGACATACTCATTATGACGACAATATGTTCGCTGATCAGTAAAATATCAAGAAGGCCTCTTACAAGGCCTTCTTTTAGTTAGAATGCGGATTTGATTTTTTTCTCAAATGCCTCATATACAGGCTGGTTCATTTGGGCCGTTGCAGTAATAAGCTGTGAAAAATTTGATATACAATCTTTAACTTTTGTAGGACTTTTCAACCCTCCTTCAACCAGTGCAGGCAGCAACTGATTACTTAAAGCCAGACACACATCTACAATTGGCTCCCAAATACTTTCAGCCTGAGAAGGAGAGACCGTACTTCCAAACGAAACTCTAAATAAATTAGGAACGGGACGGCCCAAAAAGTTTTCCAAACATTCGGCAATAGCCGAGCACAATAAAGGTATTGAACCACGATGCCTGAGATATCCCAATTGAGCGCTATCATTTTTTGAAAGAGTATCTTTCTTTGCCAAAGCTATTTTCTTGTTCTCAATACACCGCATGAGAGAATACGCACAAACAATATGTGAAGCTTTTGTACTGTCATTAAAAATCTTAGAATAATGAGAGTCATTAGTCCAAATTGCAGATCGCTGATTATAAGCTATCGTCGGTTCTCCATGGAAACTCATCAAAGCTTGACCAACAGTATAAGAAGGCAGTAGATTAGTTTTTCGACGAATGACACTTTCAGCACCTCCTCGTCTTCCTCCATCATATTCAGCATCAGGAATAGAAGCAAATTCATTTTTAAGTCGTTTTTGAATTTTGTCTGTGCTTCTGAAATCAGATGCTTCAACTTTATTCTGACTGTTATTATACTGAATTATATTCTGAATTAGATCAGCATCCGCATCTTTGACTTTTATAAATCTAGCTTGGACTTTAACTGATTCTGGAGGTAATCGTGGCAGCGTTCCTAAAGCACCTGTTGTCTGTGCTCCATTAACTATTGACATCCCTCTGATTTCAAGATTCTTTGATGCTTCATTGAATTTATATTCATGAACCAAAACAGTTACGCCGTTATTGTATGCCCAAAATTCTGATGCTGAATTTTCCGCACTGTTACGGATACCATTATTGATATTTGAATCAGATGACCTTGATCCAAGGTAGTCTCTAACATTTGCTGAAAATATTTTTAATTTATGCTTTTTGTACGCTCTAGCTAAATCTCTTCCCTGAATGGTAGTACAGAATGCATTCCAATTATCTCCTTTTATTTCATAGCCACCATCACTGACTTTAATATTGAAAATCTCATCAACCAGTATTGGTGATAGTGATTCACTATACCATTCCGTCAACTTTTCAGTGCCTACTTCCATTGCATGCACTTGTATTTTAGCATCTTCAAAATCATGTTTTAAAATAGTTACTGCTGTCTGCTGAACCGTAATTAGCTCTTGAGCCACATTTGTTGAAGATGGTAAGTTATGAACATACCAAACGTACAGAGTTTTAATTTTCCCTTGTTTGATTGATGTCCGTATCTGTTGAGCAGAAGATTTTATTCTATCGGGTACATCATGCAAATCTCTTTGCAGAAGCCATGCTAAAGCAATATTAAGATCACTCGCTTTATTTGCTGGAGCTTCCTGTCTATCTTTGCTTGAGAAATAGCATTGAGCAAGTACAGCAAATTCTTCTTCTTCATTAATATACACAAGGTCACATTTCTTATCGTCATGTCCATCGGTAATGGACTCTGCTGCGACACTATCAATATCATCAATTCTGAAATGTAATGCTAACGCAAACAAAGCCAGTCCATTATCACCATACGATTTCAAATCTTCTCTTGCAGAATAGGCTTGGTTCCAGGTACTCATTATCACTCCTTAGTAATAAAGTTTTAGCGAAGGTTATCTCTAAGAAGGTACATTTTCAATTCCGTTTATCCCTCCAGCGCGCGCTCGTATCCCCGCCACGCCTGCCCACTTTATGTAGTGGTTTTCATGCACCTGCATGATCTACGCAAAAGCCCGCTAGAACTGGCGGGCCTTAACACCAAAGATCCTCAAACGATCATGCGATCTCATGCAGCATAGACATGCGCGTTTATGCAGAATGTGCAAAATCGTAACATACTCAGTAAGCGTGAAACCTAGAACGTGACAGCCTTGTCAAAGCCAGAAATAATTGTATAAGAAATAGACGAGTTATCAGCCTTGTTCACTTTGAACTTGGCACCTTTGTAAGCGATAACATCACTTCCTTTAGAATCTACAGAAAAATCTGTTGTAAATGCTGCACGAGCCATATCGTTTGCAAATTCACGATAGGTGAACTTCATTACACCGCCTGCATTTCCATTGTATTCGATAGTCTTAACCAATGAGTTACTCACTCGACACAGCCCATCAGGAACACGTTTGATAGAAATTTCTGATGCAGTATAAGAAGTACCATTTGGCGGTGATATCTCATTTTTTGCAGCATCGTAACTAACATAATCAACATAGTTACCGATTTGCCCATAGAGATTTTTTAACGCAACAGCTTGAGGGTTATGATAATTGCGATAAATTCCATTCCCCTCACTGCAATATGTACCAGCAGCGATAGAAGACAATGCACCATTAGCCGCACCAAGTTCTAATACGTCCGTTTTAAATCCAGTAGCAGATGTGATAATGGGATCGCCCATGTAGGCGGTAGCACTTTGCCCAATAGCAGGCTTCACCACTTCAATAGCAGTGATATTTCGGTTAGAAGCATTTGGTACGCAACCAGTTAGGATTACAGCAAGAGATATTGGTAACGCTACATTATTAATTTTCATTTTTAGCCTATTATTCTTTTCTTGACAAAAAACAAGGCGATATCTGATTGATCATCGCCTCTCACTCATATGTAACCCTTTTTGATTAGAAAAAACAAGCGTCTATTGACAAAATCAATGCAGCCAGCTGTCGTCTTCCCACACCTTCTGCATAATTTTCATCACTTGTTTTCTTTCTTCGTCCAGTTGCAGTCCGGTCAGTTCCACACCGTTAGAGCTACCTTTACGGATACGGATTACCGTTTTGGGATACAGGGGGCGCAGATTGCGGTAAAGCTCGGATTCAAGGGCGTCCAGGGTAGACTGGCTAATCTTCTGCTCTTTATCGATCATTATTTCAATGCGCATAAAAGTCACCTCAGCTGATGACATCCATTGAGCGGTTGTATTCGTGGGTTCTGATTTTTGCCATGAGTTCATCTGTCAGTTCAGAAACCCACTGCAAAGCCAGCCCCTTCTCTTCATCACTACACTCACTAGCCGCTACAAGCTTAAGAAAAAAATCAATGCGCTGGAGCTTCAAAGACTCCAAAAAATAGTCCTGCATCTTTCCTCCTATGACACCACAAGCAACACTGTATGTATAGTCTTCGCGGTAGGGATACCCGTTACCGGATACCCCCCGCACAGATCCCGGCGTGCGCGATTTACGCACCGGGCTCCTGCCTCGGGTGTCTGGCGGTGAACCGCTCCACAGGCCATGGATGAAGAACCCGAACCCTTGGTAGCCATGCGGCTGCCAGTTTGTTTGCTTTCGTCCAGGTCGTATCATCCTTCTGGCTCCTGCGCCTGAGCGCCCGGCGCCAGAGGTTTGTTACGTGTGTCCTGAACTTCTGCATGGTGGGGAAGTTGCCCGGTACCGAGTGATAGTTCAGGTATCCCTGAACCACTCTCCTGAGCCATTTTCCCTGTTCGGGGATTGAGTAATGCCAGCGCCTTCGCAGACCGTCTTTGATGGCTTTCAGAGTTGCCGTCATCCGATCCCGGCGGGTCTTTCGTATCAGCATGAACCTGCCGTTGCGATCTTTCCCGCTGATGTGCGTGAACCCGAGGAAGTTGAACGTTTCTGGTTTGCCTTTTCCCCTGATGGCACGGTTTTCGGCAGCGAAGCGGCCGAACTCCATCAGACGGGTTTTCTCCGGGTGAACCGTGAGTCCGAACTCCCTCAGTCTGCGCTGCATGGCTATACGGAAGCGCCGGGCATCGTATCGTTTGTCGAACCCGATGACGATGTCATCGGCGTATCTGACCATTACCACATTGCCTGTGGCATAGCGACGTCGCCACTGATGCGCCCACAGATCGAAGACGTAGTGGAGGTATATGTTTGCCAGCAGCGGTGAGATGACCGCACCCTGTGGGGTGCCTTCCTCCGTTGCTCGCCATTGACCCTCCTCCGACGTCCCGGCTGTGAGCCACTTACGTATGAGCCTGATTACCCTCCGGTCGCCGATCCGATGCTCTGTGAACCTGATCAGCCATTCGTGGCTCACCCTGTCAAAGAACTGACTGATGTCGGCATCCAGTACCCAGTTTACGTTAGTGCGTACCAGCCCTGTGGCCAGTGCGTCCAGTGCATCGTGCTGGCTTCGCCCGGGTCTGAACCCGTATGAGAACCCCATAAAGTCGTTTTCATAGACTGCGTTCAGGATTTTCACCAGCGCATACTGGACGATCTTGTCCTCCAGCGAGGCGATGCCGAGCGGGCGTTGTTTTCCATCCGCTTTTGGGATGTAGTGACGCCTGCCGGGCTGCGCCCTGTAGCTGCCCTGATGTAGCCTCCGGTGCAGATCTGTTATGTTGTTCTTCATGTTTCCGGCGTAGTCCATCCACCTGATGCCATCCACTCCGGCGGCCGCTTTCCTGCTCAGGGAGAGGAATGCGGCTTCCAGTGCTTCGACTGTCAGCAGGTGGAACAATGCTGTAAACCGTTCTTTCTTCCGCTGCTTCGCAGCTTCCCGCACGCGTGACAGCCTCTGTGACATGCTTTCCCGGCTCTGTGTCCGGCGCATGTGTGGCTGTTCCGCGTTCCCCTTGGCCCCGCTCCTTCGCTCCACTGACTCCGCTCCTTTCGGGTTGTTCGCCTGCTTCGCCGCTACTATGAGCGAGTCCGACTTCTCCTCTCCGTACATCACCGGCTATGACTCCTCGTCTTCCCGGTGCGGGCCATCTCCGACACTGGCAGATGGTCAGAGGGGAGATCTCCCGGTTCCCGCGTAGAGATCGTATTGACATGCCAGGGTCTCAGACCCCGCCGGGTCCATGTGGCACTCGCAGTATCGCACCCTATGATGTTGCCTTCCGTTAACAGTACAACGTCGGCACCCGGTAATTTAATATACATTTCGTGGCTCAATGGCTGGCCTGTCAACACCCCTGTCAACGCTTCGCCCCATACCTCGCGGTATGCAACGCATGACTCGGGGACCTTGTGGATTGCTGGTCCTTCAATGGTCGGGGACTTTCACCCCTTGATCTCTACCGGTCTCCCGGCGCACACTGTTTATATTTACAGTATATAATAATCTTACTGATGTAAAACGTTTTTTTACGTTCATCAGCCTGATATGCCTGGTATTATTAAGAGCACGAATTGTTAACCCACGTAATTAATACAGGTTTCGCCACTTATCATCTTCCTGCAAACGCTGGTTCCGATAGAAGATACGCAGGCCTGCTCCTGACGGAATACTGCCGCCGCGAAGGAGTAAATCGACCTCTTTCTCGCTGCCATCAAATCCTCTGGACTTCAGTTCATAGACGAGCTGCTGTCGCTGATGGTCTGTAATTCGCTGTTTGTAGTCTTTACGCCGTTTCGGTTTCACCAGGCGTAACCTTGCAGCCAGTTCCCGGCGCTCTTTTTTGCTCATACTGTGCAGGTAATCGTGCAACTCCTTGTCATCCATGCGGGTAATGTCCGTCCTGGTATCCCCATCAGCTGATTTGTCTTTCCCTTGTTGGTTCAAATTTTCAGCAAGGGGACAGTTATTGCCACGAGTCCAAGGGGCGCAAGCGCCCTGGTCGGCTGCCGCCTCCTGAACGTCAACGGCCTTACGAATCATTTTCCACTTCACTGCATGAGTGCAGATTTTGCCCTCTGCAATGGGTGACCAGATGCCATAAATACGAATGCCGTGATCGCCATAGGCGGTCGGCTCTTCGTTGATTTCATAAGCGGTTCTGATGAGGTGATATTTACGGGGAACCAGTACGCCGCCCTGCTTCATGATGTAGGTGGCAAAACAACCAGCATCAGCTGCAGCCAGAATGGCATCAAGGCGCGGGTTATCCAGTACCGGCGCACCTGCTTTTTTGTCACCCTGTTGCCTTGCCACCTGACCAGCCAGCAATCGCAGTTCACGGTAAGCCTGACGCCCCGGAATGCCAAAGAAGCGGAATTGCTGAACACGATGCAGAGACGCCCAGGCATTAACGTATTCAGCGTTATCACGCAGAGATTTACCCGTTTCCTTGCTGATCTCGCCAGCCAGACCACGCCCGTCAATGTTCTTACTGATGTATTTCGCGATGTAGCTAGTCGGCGTTCCTTTGCGCGGGTTTATCAGCTCAGACTTAAAGCGTGGCCCCGTGTTATTACCCAGCTCCTCGCGGTCTTCACGAATAGCAAACTTACGCAACAATGCAGTAATGGCGCGGCGGTCTTTTTTGCGCATGAAACACAACAGGTGCCAGTGAACTGTGCCATCATGATGCGGCTCAGCCACCCGCACGCCATACCAGCGCAACCCGGCTTTGTGCATCGCCTTACGAAATGCAGCAAACATGCCGACCAGATAATTACTGCTTTGTCTTACCGTCGCATTTGTCCAGGTCGGGTTGGGCCTGCCGTTATTTAGCGTGGAATGGAAACGTGACGGACAGGTGATGGTGTAGAAAACGGCGCAGTCACCGCGCATTTCCGCGATAAGCTCCAGACCTTTAACACAGGCCATCATCTCATTGCGGCGATGCGCAGGGTTGCTGCTGCTGGCGTTTACCACATCCTCCATGTCCAGCGTGTCGCCGTCTTCGTTCACCAGTTCATGAGAACGGAAAAACTCCAGCGACTTACGGCGCTGCTCACGTTTATGCATCACGGCTTCATAGCTGACATAGGGAGATGCTTTTTTGCTGACCAGGCAAACAGCACGCAACTGCTCTTCCCGCCATTCGCAACGCATCTTCCATAATTTACGGTACCACCAATCGGCGCACAACATACGCGCCAGCGAACCCGGAATGAGTTCATAGGGCACGGGTTTACGGCGGTTTCTTTTCCGGCGGAGTTGCTCAAACGCAGGCGGTATGACATCCAGTCGCAGGGTTTCTGCTGCCACCTTTTCCCATGTCTTGCGGATTTCTTCTGGCTTAACATCATCGGTGGCGTACAAATCACCACAAGCGGCATCAAGACACATACTCATATGCGCAGCGACAAGAGTAGACAGGCGTTTCACCTGATCCTGACTCATTTCAGGCAAGATCAGCAGGCCGTCCAGCCCTTCATGGCTTGCCATAAAGCGAAAAGAAGTGGATAGCTGACTGTCGCGTACATGCTCCAGTCGTTCCAGACATGGCTTAATCGTCTCACGCAAATAGCGGGAATAAGCCTTTGGCCTGCCCAGGCTGCTGAAGTATTCAATACGTTGCATCAGCGGCTTGCTGATATGGGAAGGCTGGGCGTTAACGTCCGCCAGTATGACCATGTCCGGATTAAAACGCTGCTGCTCATGCGCCAGCTTTGCCCGGCTAATGAGCTTATCCTGCTCCATTTCGCGTTGGACAGGATCACGGGATGCATTAAAGAAATAACGCTCCCAGACCTGATCACTCAGTGCCTCGCGGCGCAGTTGTTCCTGCTCGTTATCGGCAGCGTACAGAGTGATCAGGTTTGAAAGCGCAGAAACCGGCGCAACTTCCGCCGGGTCCAGATAAGGGTTAATAGCCTTTTTCGGGCTGTTCCATGAGAATGCTGCGGCGGCCTCGTTAAAGCCGCTGCAGTTGTTCATATCAGCATGGCTCATGCACGCACTCCGTACACGGCAGAACTATCCACGCCACGCGAAGGATCAAATCCCACCCAGCAGCGCGGCCCGGAAACAGCGATGATTTCTGTTGCAGATTTACTCTCACCAGCTGCTACGCCGATGCTGCGTTTTGCCTTGATGTAGTGGTGAGTAAAATTGCGATACAGCGAACGGATCAGGGATGTGTCACTGTTAGAAACAATGACCGGATGTCCTTCTGATGACCGATGTTCAAGAACGGATGCCAGGTGATACTGGTCATCTTCAGTGAAACCATCAGTGTGATAGCCGGAAAACGTACCGTCATACGGCGGATCGCAATACACCACATCCCCCGCCTTCAACATCGCCAGCGTTTCATCAAAGCTGGCGCAGACAAACGTTGCTCGCTGGGCTTTTTCTGCAAATGTGCGAAGTTCTTTTTCAGGAAAATACGGATTTTTATAATTACCGTAGGGAATGTTGAAATGCCCGCTCTTGTTATAGCGACATAAACCACGGTAACCGTGACGATTGAGATACAGGAAATATATCGCTTTCATGAAATCAGTAATTTCAGTTGAGTAATTAAACTCCTGCCTTATGTTGTAATAATCCATCTCCCTGTTTGCGTTCTCAAATAAAACTCTGGCGCGAGATATAAACGATTCACAATCAGCGGCAACCTTTTTATAGAGGTTGATTAAATCAGGATTAATATCCGCAACCAGATAGCTGGGATAATCCGTCTCCATCATCACAGCACAGGAACCCGCGAAAGGTTCAACCAGTCGCGGGCCAGCAGGAAGATGTTTTTTCAGTTCGGACATTATGGCAGTTTTATTTCCCGCCCATTTCAGGATGGTGCTCATACAGCACCTCCGTTGTAATGTTTGCCTTTCAGCTCTGCGATTTCCTGACAGGTAATGCAAAGCTGCACACCCGGAATGGCACGGCGGCGTGCTGGCGGAATTGGCGCTTCACACTCAATGCAAAGCACGCGGGACACGCCCGGCGTTTTGGCACGGGCAGCACGGATATGGCGTTGGCGTTCTTCTTCAACGCGCTGCTGTACGAGATCCATTGCATCAGCCATTAGTGGATCTCCTGCGCTTCGTTCTGGATTGCTTCAGCAGTCACACGAAGCAGTTCTGCCGCTTCGACGTGGGTTAGCTGGCGGGATGTGATATGACACGCCAGGCTATCAAGGCGAGCTGCCATTGCTTCAGCCCTTGCCCGGCGTTCTTCCAGACGAGCCTCTGTCAGTAAAATATTAAGCCCTGCGTCATCCGGTCCGGTTTTGGTCGAGAGGGTTTCAATATTACGCATAATCAATTCTCCTGAATTTAGATAAAGGGATGCCCGGCGGGTTTACGCCATTAATTTCATTAGTTGGTTAATTCGGCATGGTTAGCCGTCTGGGAAATAAGCTCACCACTGCACGAAAATGATTCATTGCTTTAATCAACTCCCGCTTTTCGTCAGTGGTCAGCTCATTAATGCTGATGCTATGACGTTCAGCTGGAATTTTTGCCATAAAGAATATGGCAGCCAGTGCCCGTTTATTTTGTTCGCTATTAATATCGCGTGGATCACGCATATCTTTAATAAACCGCTCAAGCTCTGACTCAATATTCAGACCAAAAATTTTCGCCCTTAACTCCGCAATGTGATTAAGTCCATTCAGGCGTTCACCGGGGCCTAATGGAACAGTCGCCGCAGCGCCATTAATTGCCATAATTCATATTCCCAAAACGCAACTATCGTTCTTTGTTCTTACGGTAACGTTCAAGAGGAGATACATTTTTTCGTATCGTCTCTTTAACCTGCTCTCCCCGTAAAAACGTCCCATCCCTTAGCGTGAAAAAGTAACTGCCATCGCCCGACAACGACGGATAACAACAGAGCAAATCATCTTCAGGTACTGAATAACTCTCCCCTCTGTAACGAAACTGATAAACCACTTCACTTTCCGCTGCATACATTTTGACTTTCTCCGTTTCCTCGTGGTCAATTCAGACAGCAATTCATCTTGTGAATGACATGGATGCCAGCGTTTACCATCCTCACCCATGATCCAGCCGTGACCGTAGTGCATTGCCGGGCTTTGTTTTACCAGCAGCGATGCAAATGATGGTTCTTTCTTCAGCATAAGCACCTCACAGCAAACCGAATGAAGCACCGAGGCCAGTCACGGTATCAACTGCACTCACCATCGCAGGGTTAGCCTGTAAACGGGCCTGCAATGAAACAGCAGCCAGCGCCATCAGTCGTGTTACAGAGTTAATGCTGCTGATAGCATCACGACGACCGGCACTAGTTTTTACATCACCAGATACCGCACCTGCTGCAACACGCCCGATCTCTGCAGTTGCGCTCATGACGTAATGCGGCAGTTTCTCTTTTGCAACCTCATTAATCGGTACACATGGCAGGCAGTGAATCTGTGCCAGAAACCCATCTACCAGCGTTGAATCTTCAGTCAGATCGGTAAGCAGCCAGATTTCTGGTGCGGTTAATAAATGAGGTTGAGATGGGTTCAGCTTGTTCCGCAGAATCTGCACATTCATGCCAGCACGTTCTGCCAGTTGCACCAGGTTGTGGCGCAATGCGAATGCACGACAGGCTTCATCAAAATGTGGATGTTTGGAAACTTGGTAATCAAACATGGTCGACACCCCTGATGTATCCCAAAATGGAACTAGTTGAATACAACATTGCAATCAGTAAGTGCATCAACGGTAAGAGCAGCAAGGTTGATCATCACCTTTTCTCTTTTCTTGTCTTTCCGAAGGCGATGCCGAGGGATGCGACCGTCAGCCAGCATATCGTTAATTGTGTCGATTGAAAGACCAGTAAGTTCGCTATAACGCTCAATTGTGACATGTGGCGTATTCAGAGTTATTGAAATGTTAGGGGTCATGATGCAACATCTCCTATTGGCTTGTGGTGAGCCTGTAGTAATCGTGGCAAGTACCCAAATGGGAACAAAACTGATACTAGGATCGCAAAAGAGATATGTCAACATCAAAGTACCCAAGTGAGATCAAAATAAATCCCAATAAAGGTGGTAAGGCTGCGATTGAGCGATTAGTCGAAGCTTATGGCTTTACGACACGACAGGCTTTAGCTGATCACTTGGAAGTATCAAAAAGCACTCTGGCGAACAGGTATTTGCGGGATACGTTTCCTGCAGACTGGATAATCCAATGTGCTCTTGAAACAGGAACCTCACTGAAATGGTTAACCACCGGGCAAGGACTTAAGCAAAGCTCGCTGACAGTAGCCACAGAAGAGCTTCCCAAGTTTCGCCTTACCGCAGGCAAAATGCTTGAAGATGGTTCATATGTATTCGATTCATCATTTCTTCCTGCAAATCTTTCATCACCAATTGTTATTCAGGATGGGCTTGTCACATACATTTGTGATCAAAAATTTTCTGAAGTACTTGATGGACACTGGTTAATCAAAATCGACGGAACCTATTCCATTCGAAAAATCACAAAGCTTCCAAAAGGTATGATTAAAATTACAACTACAGAGAATAGCTTTGAATGTGCATTTTCTGATATTGAAGTGGTTGCTTGTATAAGAAGTACAATAGTTTCAAATTGATATAGTAAAAGGATTTAAAAATGAATTCATTTTCCATCGTTATATTCTTATTAGCATTGCTCGCCCCTGTTCTAGCTATAATATTATTTAAGCAAAGTAAAGAACACAAAGCCGCCATAGATAACCTGACGGCTAACAACATAGCCCTTTCCAGCCAACTGAGTGAAAATCAAGAAAAGTTAGCACAGACTGCACGAGATCTATCAGAGCTTGAAGGGCGAGCAGCACCATTATGGCAATACGAAGAACTGCACAGCGCAGTGATGGAGGCAGAGAATAAGATAAAAAATGCAGACTCAATAGCTAGGCAAAAAATAGAAGAAGCCCAAATAAAGGCAGCTAAGACAGTAAACGAAGCAAGTTATCAAGCTCAGATAACAATAAGCAACGCTAATAGCGAAGCTATAGCAATCACCAAAGACGCTCGCGATGCACGCCTGAAAGCCAAAGAACGTCTTGATAATGCCAACAGTAAAGCAAATGAGCTGATCTCAAATGCTAATGACAACGCAGTAAAAATTATTTCCGATGCAGAAGAAAGAGCAAAAGAGATTGCTGGTTCAGCGTATGAAGCTAAAGAGTTTGCAGAAAAATATGAAGCAGTTGCCAAATCAATGAAAAATAAAATTGAAGGTTATGGCGATGAATGGATCATCCCTAACCGTAGTGTACTTGATGAATTGGCAGAAAATTATGAGTTTACAGATACAGGCAAGGAATTACAAAAAGCCAGGGAGTTAACAAAATCATTAATAAAAACTAATAAAGCAGCTTCGTGTGATTATGTTGAGCAAAACAGGCGTAATACTGCTATCAACTTTGTTTTGGATGCCTTCAATGGAAGAGTTGACAGTATTTTATCAAAAGTCAAACACAACAATTTTGGAAAACTTTCCCAAGAAATAAAAGATGCATTTCAACTTGTAAATTATAATGGCTCTGCTTTTAGATCCGCAAAAATAAGTGACATCTATCTTCAGGCACGACTCAACGAGCTAAAATGGGGAGTTGCAGTTAATGAAATTATGCTCGAAGAAAAAGAGGAGCAAAGAAGGATTAAAGAACAGCTTCGTGAAGAGGAAAGAGCTCGTAGAGAGTATGAAAAAGCGATAAAAGAAGCCGAAAAAGAAGAGAAAGCTATTCAGCAAGCTATAAATAAAGCGACGAAAGAGCTTATGCTTGCAAATGAAGAACAACGCTTAGCTTTAGAGCAAAAAATAGCTGAACTACAGTTAAAATATGAAGAAGCTGAAGCTAAAAACCAACGAGCTATTTCTATGGCTCAACAAACTAGATCAGGCCATGTTTATATAATTAGCAATATTGGCTCATTTGGCGAAGATGTATATAAAATTGGAATGACACGCCGCCTTGAACCACTTGATCGTGTTCGTGAACTTGGGGATGCTAGTGTTCCTTTTTCGTTCGATGTTCATGCGATGATTTATAGTGATGATGCACCGTCATTAGAAAATCATCTGCATAAAGTCTTCAACGAAAAGCAGGTCAATAAAATTAACTCACGAAAAGAGTTTTTTAACGTAAATATTAAAGAAATTAAATCGGTTATTGAAGATATGAACATCAATGCCCACTGGACAATGTTTGCAGAGGCGAAAGAATATAGAGAGTCACTAGCTATTGAACAGGAACGCAAAGCAGTCACTTCCGCCAACGATGAACTACATGTTGCTTAGCAATGTATGTTTCATAGCAATCACACATTGATTACTGGTTGTATATACAGTTAAATTTAGCCCTCTGATATGAGGGCTTTTTTATGGCAGTAAGAAAACTCACCACAGGAAAATGGCTTTGCGAATGTTACCCCGCCGGACGTAGTGGACGTCGTGTGCGTAAACAATTCGCCACCAAAGGCGAAGCACTGGCTTTTGAGCGTCACACGATGGAAGAAACCGAAGCAAAGCCCTGGCTAGGTGAATCAGTGGATCGTCGAACACTGAAAGACGTGGTTGAGCTATGGTTCAAACTACATGGTAAATCACTGACAGCTGGGCAGCATGTCTATGACAAATTGCTGCTGATGGTTGACGCTCTGGGCAATCCCCTTGCAACTGATCTAACCTCTAAAATGTTTGCCCACTATCGAGATAAACGCCTGACAGGTGAGATCTACTTCAGCGAGAAATGGAAGAAAGGAGCAAGCCCGGTCACCATTAACCTGGAGCAAAGCTATCTAAGTAGTGTTTTTAGCGAACTATCCCGCCTGGGCGAATGGTCGTATCCGAACCCACTGGAGAACATGCGAAAATTCACCATCGCAGAAAAAGAGATGGCATGGCTTACCCATGAGCAGATTGTTGAATTACTGGCTGATTGCAAACGTCAGGACCCAATTCTGGCACTGGTAGTTAAAATATGCTTAAGCACAGGCGCACGCTGGCGAGAAGCCGTAAATCTTACTCGTTCACAGGTGACCAAATACCGAATTACCTTTGTAAGAACGAAGGGGAAGAAAAACAGAAGCATCCCTATCAGTAAAGAGCTTTACGAAGAGATCATGGCGCTTGATGGGTTCAATTTCTTCACAGACTGCTATTTTCAATTTTTATCCGTGATGGAAAAAACGTCTATCGTGCTCCCTCGCGGTCAACTCACACACGTTCTGCGCCATACGTTTGCGGCGCACTTCATGATGTCGGGTGGAAACATTCTGGCCTTACAAAAAATTCTCGGACACCACGATATAAAAATGACTATGCGTTACGCACATCTGGCACCGGATCATCTGGAAACGGCGCTCCGTTTCAATCCTCTGGCAACGCTGCCAAGTGGCGACAAAGTGGCGGCAGCGGTTGGCATTACCCCGTAA